CTCTATACTGCCTCCCCCGCCTGAATCAGATGTTGATGAAAATGATGAATTTAACCCTGAACTGTTTGCGCCGCCTGCACCAATGGTCACAGTAATACCAACACCAGATGACAAAGACGTTCCAGTAATTGATCTAAAACCGCCGCCGCCACCACCGCCATTAGTATCTGAACCCGTGTGCGCGCCACCACCGCCTGCAACGACAAGTGTATCCACCGTTAATGCAACCAATGGCGTGAATGTTCCTGATGAAGTAAATGTATGTATTGTGTATGCACCACTTTTAGTGACTGTGCCGCCTGTGGCTTTTGCTAAATTACCACTTATTGCACTCGCCATAATTCCGAGCATTGGTGTCATTATGCAATGTCCCCAAATACAATCCAAGAATTTGCAGCTAATTTTTTGCAAGTTGCACCTGAATTTGCCACACGCAATTTTGGTGTTGCACTCGTTGCACCAGTTGAAATGACTGTTGTTGTTCCAGGTGTGACTGCACCGATTGTTGGTTGACCAGCACCAGTAATCCAAAAAACGTTGATTTCAGTACCAACTGCAAAGTTAAAAGTTGCGTCCGTTGGAATGTTGAATTGCTGAGTTGTTGCGTTGTTCATGCTAAAGATGTTGCCTTCGTCACCTGAAGCAAATGTATAGGCGGCAGTTTTTGCAGAATAACTTGATGAAATTTTTGGCGAATTGATAATTGGTGAAGTCAGTGTTTTACCTGACAAGGTTTGTGATGTAGTTAGATCGGCAGTCACGGCAGTATCAATTGAAACTGTAACCGTCCCTGATGTTCCACCGCCGCTGATTCCAGTACCAGCAGTGACGCCTGTGATGTCACCAGGATTTGCGGCAGCCCAGGTAAAATCCATGTCGGTGTTTGAAGCCTTCGATAAGACCTGACCTGTTGTGCCGCCCTTTAGGTCAGCCAGCGACGTGTCAACTGCTTGACCAAAAACCTCAAAATCTGCTGGCAGATCAGTCACCAGGTCAGTCGAGGTCGGCATTTGCCACCCGAAGTTGCTTGTTGGATTTGTCATGTTTTCTCCTTATCAGGCAACAATTGTTGCATTTTCCCAGTCTAAAGTCGGCGACACGCTATTCCAGCGTTCAGTAATCGGAACGTCGTTCCAACGCATTGCCTGCAATGAATAAGCCAATGGAGACAACAACAATGTAACGGTCAAACGGTTGTAAGCGGCTTGAAATGACCAGCCTTCGACGAAGCCCTGGAACGTACCTGACGCCATGTTCAAGGGCAGATTGTTCAGCGCGATTGCTTCGCCCATAAAAACATTGATTAGGTTGTCACGGTCAGAATTGTCAATTTCAGGGTTGGTCAGGTCAAATGTTATTTCGCTGAAAATTGGTTGTGGTTGGGCACGAAGCGACAAATAGAAATTTGCCTGGTCGGTCGCGTCTGAAGCGTTGTGAAGCGTAGTTGTGATGATTTGGGCAAGTGTGCCGTACTGGGCAATTGAAGCCGCGTCGCTGGCAGATCGTTCGCTGCTGCTGGTTGCGTCGTACTTAATTGTTAGGGAATTTCGCACGTCGCCAACGCGGGTTTCAATGCGCAAACCTGCTGCACGGGCATGATTGGCGTCGAGATCAACGTACCCATTTGTTGAAAGGTATTGCGTGCGGTGCGTACTGTCGGCATACCCGATCGCACCCGTTGGCGATTCGTACAAATAGCCCAAACCCGACGTTGCCAATGCTGAAACCAATGAATAAACGTCGGTTCGATCTGACGAACGGGCTGCTAATTCATAGTTACCAGGGCGGTCAATTTCGCCTAAACCATTGTTTTCAGCAGTTGCCCAGGTTGTCCCTGCTGGCGTGTATCCAGCCCACGTCACCGACGGTGCAACCTGCGCCCAGGTATTAAATAAAACTGCGCTTAAAATCTCATAAATTTGATCGCCGTCAAATTCCTTTGAAAGTACCCCATTGGTCAATGACTTTGGCAAACGTGCCAATGCACCCAATGCCGTGATCGAATAGGTTTGTGTGAACATGGTCGAACCGACGTCACGCACTTCCAGTCCAATGTCCACGACGTTACCGCCAAAAATGGGCACAAATGTGCCTGAAGTGTCTTTGACCTGCACGGAAATGGTTGAATTGATTTGAACTGGCAATGCCGTTTGGTTCACGTCGATCAGTTGAATGTTGGTGTAACCCGCTTGCGCCTGCTCATAAATGTTTGTTCGACCGCTGCGAATGGTTAGGTTAGCCAACACTGCGTCGGCGTAGTCCGTGCCGTCAATTGTGACCTTCCAAATCGGTGACCACTGCGTCATGTTAAATCGCCACCAGTGCGCCTGCGCCACCTGTGCCGCGATAGTAACTCGAATTCAAGGTTTCAACGATTGTGCGTGCAGTGCCTTCCTTATCGACTGCGCCAGTCACTGTCACGTTGATTGTTGTGCCACTGCTAGCGGCTTCGCCTGCGCGGAATGCGCCAGGATTGAAATTGCTTGAAACAACGTTTGATGATGAAGCCGCAGCCGCAGCTGCTAATGCTTGGGCAGCGGTTAAACCTTGCGCCTGTCCCGCAATGATGACTTTGGCGTCTCTTTGTGACGCTGCAACGCTTGCAGCCAAAATTGCTTTTTCTTCAGGGGTTTGCTCACGGACTGCCCCGCCAGTTGAAAATGCGGTTCCGTCAGGCATTGTGCCGCTGAAACCGCCAGCACCCGTGGTTTCACCAATTTTCTTGATGTATTGAATGTCCTGTCCAGGGCGAATCAAATTCAAGCCGCGAATGACCAAATTGATTCCGTCAATGGCAGTGTTGATCAATGGCTTGATCGCGCTCAAAACCTTTGCAAATACTGTAATCAGTATTTCTGCAATGTCGCCCACGACTTTCAATGCACCGCCAATTGCTTTACCGATCAATGGTGCAATGAATTTGACCACGTCCCAAAATGCTGAAAATTCGTCTTTGCTATTCATAACCGCTGTTTTGACGCTATCGAATACCGATTTCACGCCTTCGAAGATTGGTTGAACGGTTTTCTTAATGGTCGCAGCAACATTGGTCAGGACATTACCTAGACCGTCGCCTTTGGTAAGACTGAAGGCGTCTGAAAATGCAGTGATTGCTGGCAATGCGTTTTCGTTGATGAATTGCAAAAATTTGTCAAGGATTGGAAGCAACGCAGTGCCCAGGGTTTCTTTGGCTTCGTCGAATGCGACCTGCACGCGTGCGATCTTGCCTGCGTATGTTTCGGCATTGGCAGCGGCTGCGCCACCAAACAATTCTGAAAGGCGACCTTGTACCTGCTCGAATGACATTGTTTTCAATTCGGCAGTAGATAAACCAACGCCCAATTTACCCAGGGCAGCGGTGTTGCCGTCATAGGCTTTGGCAAGAGAGTTTGCAATTGCTTCGACTGGTTTGCCTGTTGCCGCGCTGATGTCTAATGCGGTTGAAAGTAAATCTTGCGCCTTTGTGATGTCGCCCGTCGATCTAACCAGGCGACCAAGTGCTGGACGCAATTCGTCGTCAGCCACACCAGTGGCAAGTGACATTTGAAGGATTGATTGTTCAGTCGCAGCAATTTGGGCAGTCGTCGCGCCTGTAGCGTTTTCCAACGCCAATGCCAATTGTGTCTGTGCCTTTTCGTCGGCTATCGCAGCCTTAACGCCCTCGATACCGATTGCAATTGCAGCAGCACCAGCAGCGGCAGCAGCTGCGGCAAACGCCTTGCCAATTGCTAAACCTGCCTTGCCAACCTTGTCGCCAAATGTGTCAACGTCGCCACCAGCGGTCTTCAGCGATTTGTTGAGATTATCGACGTCACCAAGAATCGAAAGTTTAAGGGTGCGACTGCCAGCCATTAGTCATACTTCCTAACGATCGTTGAGAATGCTTCTTCCCACTTTTTGATGATCTCAGGCTGGGCGCTGCGTAGAGTTGGATAGATAAACCAACCGCGTGACCCACGACCTTCACGACCTGACCAAACTGGAAATTGCTTGAAACGATTTGAACCGAATTCATAACCGCCCCAAACCTGTTGGGTTGTACCGCCACCGCTTAACTTTTGAGCAGCAAAACCAAATGAAATTTCACCGATCTTTGAAGACTTTGAAACCTTTGAACCCTGGGCGATTTTGGGTGCAACTCGGTTGGTCGATTGGTTAGCCGTGGCAATGATCTTTGTGCGGACGTACTCAGCCAATTCGGAAGTTTGCTTTTTTGCTTGTTGAGTTGCTTCTTCGTCCATTGCTTTGAAGGATTTGAGAATGGCGCGCAATTCGGCTTTGTCATAACTGATCGCTTCAGTTGCCATTTTTCCGCCTTTCCAAAATCTCCAGTATCGTCAAAATGTCTTCGGCACTTTCAAACTCATTTGGGGATAACCCCGTTGCCAGGGCTATCTCCCAAACGATTCGACTTAGGCTTCCGACTGGGTGGCTTTTGGGTTTGCTTCACCGACGATCACTTCGGAAATGGTTTCCGTCCATGCTTCGATTGGCTTGACTGGTTTCCCAGCTGCTTCTCGCTTCATGGCGTGATAGGCAAGGAATACAAGATCGGAAATTCCGATTTTCTCCTGTGCCTGGCTAATGGTGTTCCCAGTGCTTTTTTCCCATTTCACCCATTCAGGCGGTGCTGCCGTGTAGGTGATTTGGTCGCCATTGTTGTATTCAATTGTTATTGGTAACTTCATTTTGTCTCCCGATTGTTAGTTTTTAACTGAAGTTTTCAGTAGGTGTTCCCACCACTATGAATGATAGGTCAACTGTCTGCGCGTCAGGTGCTGCCCCGCCGACTGCTGGAAATACTGGCATGACGTTGAATGTGAAGACCGCACCAGTCACGGCAGTTAATGAAACCGCCAAAACTGTGTTTGGTGCAGTTTCGCATGCAGTCCATAGTGCTTCACACAATGAACCTGAAGCGCCCCAGTCAGCAAGCATTGAAACGTCAAATGTCCACTGATCGTCAATGTGCTTGTAAGCCTTGCCGTCTAGTGTTTGGTATGTCTCGACGGTTGGTGAATTCGCAAGTGTTGCGCTGGTCGCCTGCGCGTCGTAGTTAACGGTCGCGATCGTCAACACTAAATCGCGACCCGTGATGATCGTTGTTGGCACGTTATCTCCTTTTAGTTAGTTTGTGTGTAGTACGTTGAAACGTTGATGTCCGCAACCAACATGGGCGATTGACCCACTTCAAGAACCGTCGGCTTTTCGATCTGTCCAACAACGTATCCTGCGGGCATTGCCGCAAGAATTCCTATGATGAGTTTTTCCAAGTTGTCCAATGAACCTGCATTGGAATTGGAAGCAACAATGGCAGAAATTGCAAAATTGATTTTGACCTGTGTCTTTGCTTTACCTATCAAAACAACTTCCATGTACGGCGAATCAGGCACAATGACGATTGCTGGTGGAATTGGTGATTCGGGAACGCTGGCATAACACGTCGCGGCTAGACCGCTGAAGGCGTTTGCTAAGGCTGCACGGGTATCGGAAACGGCATTGGCTGGCACTTACTGCACGACCGTCTCAACGTCAAGGTATGGCATAAGCAAGGTTGAAACGCGGTTGGTCAGGCTGCGACCCATGCGGTACGGCGTTGAAGTGAAATCCACTCCCTCGATCTGTCCACCTGCTGCAACGCGTGATTGAAAGACTTCGACTGAAACGGCGAGAATTGCAGATTCGATTGGTGCGCTGGTTGCGTATAAATCAGCTGCGGAATAGCCCTGAAGTGTTGCCGTGCCCATTGGAATGATCTCGCGCAATGTGACATTTGATGAAGTCAATGCAGCGGTGAACGAATAAGGCGTTGCGGTAACGACTGTGTGTGTTGCAGTGAAAGGTGCTGGCAAACCAGTCACAATGACTGATTGACCTGCCACAAAATGGTGATTGCGCTCAGTGTAAAAATAAGCGACGTTTGATTCTAATTTGTAAGACTGAATTGCCGAAGTGTTTGCAACCAGCATGGGCAAAATGACGGCTTCGGCGGTGTTGATGATTTCGTCCAGGTAACTGTCTGAATAAAGTGAAACGGACACGCCAAGCACCGTACGCAATTGACTCGCAGTGACAATGGCTGGCATGTCCGTTTCCTTTCGATCGGCTGCGGCGAGATCGGGAGAACCCGCCGCATGATTAGTTTTTGTCGATTACGACTTATTCACACCAAATGCGCCCGCTGCGATCTTTGTCGCAACTGCACCGAATGAATAAACACCAACGGTGATTGAACCGTCAGCAGTTGATTCTGCGCGCAACTGGTATGAAGTTCCCTCGTACCATGTGTATGCGTCAGGGTTAATGATCATGATTGAATCATCTGTGTCTGTTGTCGCAGCAGTGTTTGCAGTGACGTAGAGATCAAGACCAGCAACGCGACCACGAAGTGAACCAGGTGTTGCAAGTCCTGGCTGGTTCATTGGGTTTGTTACTTCGTTGTAGATTGGACGACCTGAATCGTTTAGTGACATTAGGTTCGACCACTGTGATGTGTTGACCAAAATGTTGCGTGCAAATGGATTTGCAAGACCAGCAGTTGCAGCATAAACGCTTGCTGAACCGCGTGCGATTACACCAAGCAATTCAGCAGCTGTTGGGTATGTTGCAATTGAAGTTGAGTCAGCAGTTGCGCCAGCGACTAACTGATCATTGACGTACTTATCCTGCGCCTTAGCCATAGCCGCAACCATGTTTCTGAGTAATTCATCATAAAAGAGGGGCGACGTGCGTGTCAGCAACTCAACTGAGAATTTTTGTTGCCCCGCAAATTTCTTAACGTCCACTGAAAGGAACGCAGAATTTTGGTCTGTCTCATTGAAAATTGCGTCTTCGGCAACTACGGCAACCGTTGGGGCTACTGTAATTTTCGGAATTTCGAAAGTCATTCCCGCGTCAGGCAATGCACCGCGAGAGATCGCGTCAATGCTTGGGCGAATTGTTGTTGATAGTCCATTGATTACTTCTGACAACTGACGTGTTGGAACAAGTCCAGCATTGTCTGTTGTGTTGTCAGCTGCTAAAACATACTGACGTGCAGTTTCGTCGCCTGTTGCAGCAAGAACCTTATTCTCAAGGTACTTTGCAGCAGTGATTTCAATGCGTGGCGTTGCTTTCCAGCCACCCACGTTGTTTGACTGTGCAGTCACTGACTTTGCGGCTTCTACCGTCTCGACGGTTTCCGCGTTTGTGACGGTGTTGTCCACTTCGTCTCCTTCTGTTGTTGGTGTGACTTCAGGTTCGATTGTCGAATCTGAAACTTCATTTTCTTCAGCAGTTGTTGCGGCGACTGATTCGACGCGGGCTGATCTGATAGCAGGTTCTGACGTCAATGCGACCGCAGTCAATTCGCCTGCAAGAATTCGCACTGTTCCGTCCTTAAGTGTCTCGTATTCGTCGAAAGAAACTTCAACGCTGAAACCGTCGCGCAAACCTTCTTGGGCTTCAACAAGTGCATCATTTCCCGCAGTTGTTTGCGCAATTTTGAATGTCGCGTCAATGCCTTCGTCACTTGATTCAATTGAAAGTGTTTTGCCAATTCGACGCGTGCGATCATGTTCAAGATTGAGCAAAACCGACG